CCCCTTTTTCCCGAATGCTGGTTTTTACTGTCCCCGTCCAGTTTTCCGGCTGTGACAACTAGCGCACAGCGGCTGCCAGTTTTCCATGTCCCAGAACAATTGCTGGTTACCGCGGTGCGGCTGGATATGGTCGACCACTGTAGCCCCCCTGGTTTTCCCCTGTTTCGCACAGCTAATACATAACGGGTGTTCGGCTAAGTAAACCTTGCGCGATTCCCGCCAGCGGTGAGTGTATCCGCGTTGGTGTGCATTTGGGCGTTTATCTTTAACATATCGCCTAGTACTTGCCCCCCTATCACACGTACAACGCGGAAGTCTACACCACTTACATAATGTGTTCGCTGCTTCCGGCATGTCTTCTATTGTCGCTTTACGGGGATCTGTTGCGACAATGGCAGCATGATACTTAGACGGTGGGGGTTATATGGCTGCTAAGAGGCGTTGGAATCTAGAACACATCAGCAAGAGCGTTAACGTGTTAGCGTTTAACAGCCGGGGTAAGTCCTGGCACCATGATATTCTGTGCCTATCAGATATCCATTTCGATAACCCGCATTGTGATAGGCACCTACTTAAACGCCATCTGGATTTAGCGGTAGAACGAGACGCGCCTATTATCGTTGTCGGTGACTTCTTCTGTGCAATGCAAGGTAAAGGCGACAACCGCGGTAGTAAGGCCGACGTACGACCAGAACACCAAACGGCTAACTACTTAGATTCGATAGTATCCGAGGCCATCGAATGGTGGCTACCGTATAAAAACCATCTGGCAATAGTCGGCCAGGGTAATCACGAAACGAGCGTACTAGATCGTAAAGAAGTAGACCTAATCCAGAACCTTTGTTTCGGACTGAGGCAATCCGGCGGCATTACTCAGGCGGCCAGTTATGCCAGCTTCCTAAGAGTGACGTTAAACGCCAACTGGGGTTACGCCATAGACGCCTATCTACATCATGGGTTTGGCGGTGGTAGCCAGGCGACCAGGGCTACTAATCACTGGGTGCAGTATATGGCCCAGGTCAGGGCCGACGTGTATCTAGCCGGGCATACTCACTGGAAGGAAGTAGTGCCGCTGCGTATAGCTGAACTAAACGTTAAACGGAATATCACCGAGCGCGACATTCACTGTGTACGCCTGGGAACCTATAAAGATGAATACTTCACCGGCGACGCCCTTAGCGGATACCATCACATCAAGGGCCGCGGCCCCAGGCCCCAGGGCGGCTACTTCTGGCGAATAACTAAACACAGCCGGTTATATGCGAATTCGTTTCTAACCTGTGACTAGCTCAGGTTAACGCCGACGGACATAATTAAATGTTTTTGTCCGTCGGTCGGTTTGATATAATGCGGCCAGCGTCGTAGCATCCAGCGACGCTAAGACTCAGGCGGGCTAGATTCATTCTCTAGCCCGCCCTTTTTATTGGTAGTCACTAGCTCATAACGTACGGTCGTAGGGATCCTCTACCCCGTAGTTTTCAAAATGCTCCATCTGCATTCGCATTAGGTTTGTAGCGCTTTGAAGCATTTTAACTTGCTGGTACTGCTTATAAATCGCGATCGAATGCAGCGACGCGTTAGAGACAAAATAAAGAATACCGCTAAACAGAAACACGAACCACAGTTTAGTTTTCTTACGATCTGCCATCGTTACCCCCCTTTGGATAGCACCCGGTTTTCTCGTTCCGAGTCTATTTTAATGGGGGCTGTAGATAAGGGCGACAACTAGCGCGCGTCACTTACCCGGCGGGCTACAGGCTTAGCAGTCGCAAACGCTAACGGCCTGGCTAATGCAGATACATTACCACCGCCACCACCGCCACCGCCCACAGCGGCTCCGGCCTCAAGATAGGCCTGAGATATGTAGATATAAGAGCCAGTGCCTTCGTTGTCGTTGTTGCGGAATCTTACTTCTAAATCAGACCAATCGGTTATGTTGCCAGCTTCAGTCGAGGTAAGCGTAAAGTCGTCAATTGTTGTGAATGACGACCCACCCCAAGCACTCGCGCTGCTGTAATTTTTTTCAGCAATCGAAGTACTGCCCTCGTAAAGCATCACACGACCAGTAATATCAGTAAACCACGCCTGATACGCTTTGCTGCGAAAGACGACCTTTACCGTAGATAAATCCGCTGGCTCTGTAATATCGCTTAGACTAAAGCGCACGCTGGACGTACTTTCGCTCCATGAAGAATTAAACTTTATGTAGTCCGTATCGTCTGCCGTATCTTCATCAATGAAGCTATAAAGATCCGTTGTTCCAAATAAACTAGTAGTCCATTCAGAATTGCGGCTTACGTCCCCGTCTGGTCTGGCGTATTGGGTCATGTTCTGGCGCTACCTTCGCTGCCGCGTGTAACCCAGCCGTTAACGCTGGTACTACCGCCAGCGCTGGTTAGATTTAAACGCAGTTGGCAGGGGTTAATCTCAAACGATACCGCGCCCGCGTCTGTTATAGAGGCGTCGCCGCCTACGTCCTGCCAGGTACTGCCATCGTCCGGGCTAATTTGTAACGCGACTGTAGCGCCGTCAAATGTTCCCGTTACGACCATATGGCCTAACCCGCCTTCCCATTCAATAGCAGACGACGCCGCGGCGGTTGTTTGGCTAGTGTATTGCTGTTTAAACGTTGTCATATTCGCCGGTTTCCTGTTGTGCCAGCACCCGTACGAATTCTGTTAATTTGTCCAGCGGTAATATTAACACCCAGGGCTGGAGATTGCGACGATGCGCAACTACCGGTATTTGGTCTTTAGGGCAGTCGTCCTCCGCCTGATCTAACGCTTTGTAGAGGTTTAGTTTTTCGGTGCGTTTACATTCGATATGTAAACCAGGGATCCCGATAACGTCCGCGCTACCGTCGGCCCCGTTGTACTGCTGGCCGCGCCGAATTTGGTCCTTCAGTTGGGGGTACAGTTTACGAAGTACCCGGCTTAGTTCCCGTTCGCCTACTTTACCTTTGGTTCGTGACATCCGGCCCATTATGTACCCTTAAAATTTGCTCGCCTATAAATTGCGCCACTTGCGGAACTACCGCGTTACCTAATGCTTTGATTCGTTTAGCTCTGTCCACCCCGATGGAAACCCCATTAACCACTCGACCCAATTCGGGTTCAACTTTCCAGAAATGTTGTCTGCTTCCTGAGCTTTCGCGCAGAGATAACGACGGGCTAACATGTGGCGATATGACTTGCTGCCCAGTGGCCCGCAGTCCTTGTATTCGCTCGCCCGCGGCGTAGGCCAAAATGAATACTCTGTCACGTCTGTGAGGGGCACCAAGGGCGGCAGCCGGTATGCAGTGCCATTCACAGTCATACCCGACCTGGGCCAGCGCTCCGAGAACGTGGCCCATTCCCCGAACAACGAGCGCTGCGACGTTTTCCAGTAGCAAGTATCTCGGTCTAAGTCTCTCTGCAATTCGCACAACTTCGTAAAACAGTCCACTTCTTTCCCCTTTTAATCCTGCACCCTTGCCAGCAAAAGATATGTCCTGGCACGGAAACCCACCGGCGATTAAGTCAACGTTCCATACGTCAGATTCTGTCGGTGGAAATGTCGTAACGTCATCCCACCGTTTTACATCAGGCCAATTCTTTTCTAACACCCGTGTAGCGTATGGATCGCGTTCAACTTGCCATTTCACCTCGAACCCGCCGGTCATCTCCAGACCCAGACCTATACCACCGATTCCGGCAAATAATTCACCTACTGTTATCACGTCTGAAAATGCTCCTAAATACGTTGGCCGAGAATGCGACAAAAACAAACGCCATGAGGAACAGCACCCGCGGTATGGGCATTAGTATTATTATTGTCATTGCCAGTAATTCAGGCTTATGACGCGGTTCTGGGCTTATAGGTATTACAATCATCAACTACACCCCTCTGGTTCGTGAATCCAGTTATCGAAGTCTGCCCGCACTGTGTCTACCGTTCGGGCCGCTGTTTGTATCACTACCTGTAACACCTGGCTATCGGTGTACTCGATTAACTCCCGCAATAACTCAACGGTGTTTTCCAGTCGGTACGCGGTTAACTGTGCCGCGTAATCGCTAATTTCTATAACTACGTTTTTAGCTTCCGTCATGCTGTGCCATTCCTTCGTTTTTAATCAGTCGATCCAGATACCAGCGGGCTTTCTTTAAATCCTCTACGCCGTTTTTCTCACGGTACCGCGTAACGTATTTAAGTACGTTGTGCTGGTACAGGTTAAACGCGTGACTGTCTGCGTAGTCGATAGGCTCTATGCCTTTGGTGTAGTAACTGGGGTTTGTTGGGTCGCGTTCGCTCATTAGTTGTTTTTCGCGATTTCATCTAGTACGGATTCTGCCCGGTTCGCTAGCTGTAAGCCTTCGCGCTCCGGCTGCGTGAATTTAAAGGCGTGCCGGATTACGTGCCGCCAGAATTTAACCAGGCCTACGCGCTCCAGCCCCAACACGTTTACTAGTACCTGGATCGTCGCGAGATACGTAGGGCTGTTACTGGTCACTCGCATACGCAAACTGCTTTTGGGGTCTATAAGTCTTAATTTCATTTTCTAACCTTTGGTTTAATCACTGTTTAATTCGTCGCCTCTGTTGTGCCGTTCTTCTAGCCGCTGTATTGATTCTGCCAAGGCTTCGCGCTGGGCTAATAGCTTCTGGCGGTTCTTACCTGTAGCCCCTGTCAGTTGTTTTTTGACTTCGCTGATCTGCCGGTAAAGATGAGTGTAGGCGGGCGTCTGAAAATACTCGACACGCCCCCGTTCAATGGGTAAAGGCCGGGCGGCGGCTGGGGCGTTGTAAATCGCTTTGTAGCCGCTGGCGATGCTGTGATTAATCGCGGCTGTTATTTCGTTATCGCTTAGATGCTGCCATGTAGCTATCAGGGCTTCTACCTGCTGGCGGGTGTATCGTTTGCCCTTGTACTCAATCCAGCCCTGTAACGCGTCTACCGCCGTTCCTGTCGTCCACGGTATATCTAGCGAAACTTCAATACCGGCTATTCTTATTGTTTTATTCTTATTGTTTATTCTTATTCTGTGTGCGCTTTTTGGGGGTTTGCTGTGCGCTTTTTGGCCGTTTGCTGTGCGCGTGCTGTCCTTTTCTGCTGTGCGCGTGCTGTCGTCGTCTGGTTCTTCGCTTCTATATATATAGGGGTTTTCGCTGATTTCCTGCTGTGCGCCTGTTGTCCCTTTTTGCTGTGCGCTTTTCGGCCCCTTGCTGTGCGCTTTTTTGGGGTTTGCTGTGCGCCCCTCCTCAGCCTGAAAACGCCGCCAGTTACGTATAGTTATTAGCGTTCCGCCCTTACCAGGTACGGCGGCCATGCTTATATTTCCGCGGCTTTTTAGCTGTTGCAAACGGCGGTAGGCCTGGTGTTCGCTACACCCTAACAGGTCGGCTAGCTTTTGACGGCTGGTAATCAACTGACCAGGGGCCAACGTACGCCCGCTAGATAATGTACCAGCCGCAAAATTTGCCTCTAGTAAAAGATAGCTCCATAGCTGCCATAGGCAGGGATCGTTAAACACGTCACTAAATACAGAGCGGCGGTATAACTTTATGTAACCTTCGTACGACATCGACGGGCCTAAAAGAAAAGGCGGGCGACCAGCTTTACACGAAACAGGCTAGCTGTTTCTGGCCGCCCGCGACGGAAACTAGAACGGCAAATCGGAACCGGTCGCGGCGTCTGGCTTGCTACCGTCAGCCGCTTCCGGTTCCTGGGGGGTAAAACATTTTAGATTCGTGAACGTATCGCCGCTGGCGTTTGTACGTTCGACCAGCGTTACATAACCAGTAGCCCCAATAATGTCGGTTACCGCTGTTTTACCGCTGCTGTAATCGTGGCCCGCAATGGTACATAGCTCGTTTAACAGATAGTGCGAGCGTTTGTCCTCGCCATCTCGCGGTAGAAACAACCAGCGCGTTATATTTTCCTTGCCCGTTTCGGTTTCTATTTCCATTTCTAAAACGAATGCTTTGGATCCGTTATTGCTTTCGCTCTCCTCAGCCGCGGTGATTGTTACCGGGTATGTACCCGCCGCTATGCTGTTTTTACGTAATTCAATTGGGTCATATACAAACGCCATTTTTTAAATCCTTTTTAAAATGGGGCTACGGCTTCTTCTGTTTGCTTTTCTGCCTCTTTAATCTCTAACCAGCCGATGGCCTTTTTAGCCTGGTCGCTGGTTAGCTGGTCTATTTCATCGACGCCAGCCCGTTGTAATAGCGGGTCGAGGTATTCGCCTTCGTTACTCTCGACTGCCTCTAGCTTTTTACGAAGGTTGCCTAACTGCGTTTTAGTTATCAGTCGTACAGGTTTGGCCGGTGCGCCTGATATCTCTAAACGCGCGGCGATTTCGTCATAATCCAGGTCGAACACGTCGCCTATGGGGAATTCCTCAAGGCGTGATTTATAGACCTTGCCGTAGAAACGCCCGTTCTGCTGAAACGTTTGTACACATAGGTCTATATCGTATTCCACCTTTTCGAAACAGTCGGGGACAAACGTTGTAACGTCCTGCCCGTTCACGTCCTGTTTTGTCGTACGCTTCGTGTGCGCAATTAAAAACACGTTCATATCAACGCGGTTGATCCATTCGAGCAAACGGGTAACTACCTTTTTGGCGGCCCCAACGTGGGCGTTATAGCTGTTACCTACCTTCTTTTCCTGGTACAGGATTTCAGCGGCGTAAAGATCCGTTATGGAATCTATCGCCAGGCTTTGGTAATCGTGCTTTTCGGTGGTGAGTTCTTCGAGCCACTTAACCAGGGTCGTTAGGTTTGTTAGTCCGCTTGCCCTTCCTAGCCAGGCCCCGCCGTTTTCTTCTAACCGCCGCGCGTAGTGTTTCCTCGTCGCCCCCTGTTCGTAGTCCAGGTATAGAACCTTTGGCAGCTTTAGACTTGTCCAGGTTTTCCCCGTGTTCGGCTCCCCGAATAGATAAACCTTTAGCCGACTTTCTGCGATCTTCTCTGGTTGCACCGGTTTGAAACTTAACGTCATTTTTTAGATTCCTTCCTATCGTGTCCTGCCACTCGCGTAGCCCGTCTGTTAACGCTAGTCCTGTGTAAATGTCTTGCCCGCATTCCCACCGGGCGGCATATATTAAAACGTTGTAATATCTTTTCAGCTCTAACTGGTCGGCGTTATTCGGCGGTTTCGGGATCCGCTCGTAAACACTCGCGGCGGTATTCGGATTGATCCCAGTTGATGGCATGTTGCATTATTGTGTTAGTGACGGGTACTTTTATTTCTTCGCCTTCGGGCGACGGTATATAAACGTTAAAGCCTTTTAGTTTCGGGTGTGTCGATACCAGGTAACCCAGTAGTACGGCTGCCGTTAACCCACTTACGCCATGCCAATTTAGCGAGGTCGCGGTTTCTTTTTGTAGATTCCCGACGGCCTGCGCATTTTCTACAGATGAGGCGCTGAGCGCCGCTGTATTTATTTCCGCATTCCCGACACTTCCAGTAACGGTTGTCTGTTTTGTTCGTGCTTTCGCCATTAATGACCCGCATTACGGCCTGGCTGCTTCTGCCAATGTGCCGCCCTATTTTCCCGTAGCTATAACCGAGTAGGTGTAGTTTTTCGATTTCTTCGCGTTCGGCGTCCGTAATCTTTTTCTGTTTTGCCATACGCGATCACGTTTTCATTTAATCAAACGGTACTGGAACCCCTGCGGGTCGTTTGGGTCGCGTCTCTTTTGGACGTTGTAACCCATGTTGCGTATGTCTCTTAGCCGCCGCATATAGTCACGAACCGGGCGGCCCTTTGCGCTGCGGGCGGCCCGTTCTATTTCGTCCGGGCCTACCCAGCCGCGGTTACTCATTAGCCGGTAAATGCGGCTGGCCGCTGTAGATCCGTCGGCGATATTCGAAACGAATAAATCTAGCTGGTATGTGTTTGTTGTGGTTGTGTCCATCGCTTACCCTCTTTTTGCAATTTGTTTAATGAGCGTTACCCGCCTGGTTTAGAAATGCGTCCAGGTCGACTGGTAGCACATGCCACTTACGCCCGACCTTGTAGCCCTTTAACTGGCCGTTATGCAGCCAGCGGCTTACCGTCATGTAATGCAGGCTTAGAGAGTCTGCGACCTCTTGTATCGATAACGCGTGTTCGAAGTCCGCCAGCGTAACGGCTGGCTGTGTTGTGTCGTTTAACATTCTTACCCTCCATGCGAAATTTACGCATAGTTTTATAAAGGGCTTTACAGCGTTATGCAATCATCCAGCAATTGATTTTTTCAAAATGAATACATAAGCGGTTGCGTATATGTTCTGAATCCCTATATTGATTTATTACTATTCGCTCTTTACCTACTTATCTATACATAGCCATGCCGCAGAAAAACCTTACGCAAATCAAGGTTGGCGCACTTGGGACGATCGCCGACACGTTGACCCATGCCGCGGATGGGATCCGCGCGCTAGCAGAAACGGCTAACGACTTGGGCGCTGAGACGATTGAAGTTAGCCACATGGCTAACACTACCGAAGCCGTTAGACGTGTGCAGGTGTTCGCCTCAGCCGTAGAGCAGGCGCTGTTTGAATTGAAGATTTCAAAGGATACTTAGGGGGCGTCTATACGTACCATTGAACGGGCGGTACACCACGGTACACCACGGTACACCACGGGGTTTATAAACACTGCATTTTCAGGTATAACTATGCCGATACAAACAACATTACTTAACATAGCCAACGGAAGCATTTGACACTTAAAAACAAGAGTAAACGTTACATATCGCGGGGTGGAGCAGCCCGGTAGCTCGCGAGGCTCATAAGGCCATAACCCTTCTTTATAGCTCTATACCCCCTTTTATCTCGTTTTTTAGCGTCATATAATTTCGCTGGCAGATTTTAACCAGCCTGCTAGGTGTACCCGGTACACCACAGCAGCCAACTCAGGGAGATTATTATGACCGGTACACCACTACCCACCGCGCCACAATTACATAAAGGTAAAGGTAAAGGTTATGTCCGCTGGACGGTTACCAACGACGACGGCGAAATAGTACGCAATGCTAACGGCAAACCGGTACGCAAAACGAAGTACTTCGCCGGAGAGTATAAGTCTGCTGAAATGTGGCACGACTTTGAAAAATGGTACGCGAAAGAATCCGGCCAGCCGGTAGAGCGACGGCCAGCCGTCGAGGATAGGTTTGATAGTTACCAGAGCGTAACAATCGACGAACTAGTCGACGCCTATCTAGAACACGAAAAGGGAAGGCGTAACCCGGACAGCACCGACCGCGCTACATCTCTACGTGATACCCGCGCGCTGCAAGCTATCGAAACGGTACGCCAACAGCTAGCGCCTTACGGCCACCGGGTTGCGGATACATTTAAAACAACTGATCTAGAAGATATACAGAATCGACTTATGAACCGAGTCGGTAACGCCCAGGCGACGATAGCTAAAAAGGTTTGGTTGATCCGTGATATCTTCCGCTGGGGTGCTAACCATCACCTTTGCCATAAGGACGTTTACGTCTACCTAAGGATGGTAAAAGGCCTGCGTAAGGTAGATGGCGTAAAAACCAAACAGCAACGCGCAACGCCTAGCACCGAATCGGTGCAACAAATCATAGAGGCTGCCCCGCCAACGCTGCGAACGATGCTAGCGGTACAGCTTAACACCGGTATGCGTAGTGGTAACCTGGTAGATCTTAAATGGAATGATATCGACCAGAGCAGGTACGAGGCTGACGGCTGCTGGATCTACGCCCCCAGCCATAAAACGGAAGAAAAAATAGGGCGGCTAAATATCGTGTTTGGGGCTACAGCGGTGCAGGCGCTACTTGATTATGAGCAGCAGCGCCCCGATAGGGGCCATGAATATATTTTTAACCCGAGGGCTAACGCCAGTTACTACCGATGGCTAACGAGCCTTAAGGCCCATAACCGTAAGAGTCTTACGGTAGATCCTAAACACGTCGCCGCTAAGATTCTTCGCCGACTTGAAAAGGGCGAGGTTAAATGTAATGAGCTTATGCGAATCAAGAAACACTACGGCGGGGCGTTACAGTATCTGAGGAACCGTGGTTATGTGATTGAAAAGACTGGCACGAAGAAGAAGTTTAGCACCACGTTTAAGTTAGTGGGCTATGAGCCACCGGCAAACCTGGCCCCAACGTGGGATAGCATTTATCAGCAGTTGCCCGGCGGCCTCGCTAAAATCACCAACGAACGTTATAGCGTTGATACCTACCGCCAGTCGATGCAGCGCGTAGCAAAACGCGTAGGCGTCGCTGATATATTCCCGCATCTGCTGCGCTATCGCCGTAATACTACGCTAGTGGAACAAGGCGGCATTGAAGCAGCCCAGGCAGTTTTAGGCCATGTTACCCAGCAAATGACGCGGCGCTACCACCCCGATATGCAGCTAAACCAGGCCATAGAAACGCAAAAGGAATACGGGTAAACCAACGGGCTGTTTAAACGGGTACGGGGCTGTATAGTTTTTTGTTGCATCTGCAAATCAATGTAATAGAATCGCTACTACCTGGCCGCGGTGTAGCGCTTTTAATACTACCCGCGAACCGGCCCGCCGTTAGAATTAAATCAGCGTATTAGATTAACTCAAACCTTCGTTAGACCGTCTGTTAGCACGACCAGCACACAGCACGACCAACGACAATAGAGACTCCATGCTACATATTATCGAAGTGACCCGAACAGACGGGCCAGAAACCTTTGTAAGACTATCACTCGAAGAAGCATTCAAGCTCATCGAGTATGAGCGGTCGGGCAGTCGGTTTGTTAGCCTTACGCATCAGATAGTAGCAATGCCGAGCTTCATCAGGCGCGAAATAATAGACACTGTTACCGATTGTCTTGCGCGCCGTCCGGTTCATCTGTGGCCGGAAGAAAACGCGACCGACCAGGGCCAGCCGGTCGACCTGATTACCGCGCTTAAAGATATTGGCGGGCTAAAAGAATAGCTACCCGGTTACCCTGGTTACCTTGGTTACTAAATAGCTGAATTAGTAACCGTAATTAGTAACCCTCAATTAAAAACCCTAGTATTTAAGGGTTTTAGGCCGGTTACCTTGGTTACTAAATAGCTGAATTAGTAACCGTAATTAGTAACTGTCGTTAGTTTGCGGTAATCATGTACCATAAAACCGTAGCTATAGCGGTGGCAGCAGATCCAAGCGCCCAACGCATCGCCCAGCGCGTATTATTAACCTGGGCGTCGAGTGTCTTTTCAGCATGAAATATTCGGGCCTCTAGTGACGGCTTACCGTTTCCCCTAAACAACTGGCTAACCGGTTTTAGTTCGGCGTGCATCGCCTCTATTTTTTGCGATAGCTTGTTAACATCGTCGCGTAACGCGCTTAGGATCTGTTGATCTGTCATGGTGCTATAGGTGAATCTACGACGATAGGCCAGGCCATACCGCTGTTTACCTCTGCTTCTAGTCGGTCTTTACGGGATCTGTTTAAACTGTGTGCCAGGTCTAGGGCGGCGTGTTTGGATACCGTTTTAAATATCACGTCCCCGCCAGGTGCAACTACTTTATACGTGCAGCAGTTTCTATGCACGCTGTACTTATCCATTCTACCCCCCCCAAAAAATAACACCCCGGCCATAATAACCGGGGTGTTAAACCGGGTGGACACTATACCCCGGTGCGGGTGCTTAACAGACAATTATCTACGTTTCATTATCTAGGGCGACACTATCGCCAGCCCAGAACAACGACATAGCCTGACTCGTTACGGCGCGTAATCCGATGTTAGCCGCGGCAACCGCAATCGTTATATACGCCATAACTTTAGGGTTATCAGATAACAGGTTTTCATCGACGATAACTGTACCCACTGTGGTAACGATGGTGAACAAATTAACCCAGATTGTTTTCGACTTGTACCAGGGTTTCGCGTTTTCATTTTTGCTCATATTGGTAACTTACCTTTTAGATAGAAAAATACACCGGCTGCAATTGCTAAGAGAATTGCCGCCCATTTGAAACACCCTGCCCTGGCTTCTAATAGCTGCGCCTTAGAGTTTATTTTGGTTATCTTATATTCGCGCTTATCGTCCTTCTTTTCTGTTTTAACTTCGCGCTTATCGTCCTTCTTTTCTGCCTTGTCGTCGTGCTTATCAACGACCGCTGGCTGGTCGTAAATTGGCGAGGGCTGCGCCTCTGGATCCCTGGGTCGCCTTCGTCGTCGCATTTTAAAACACCTTTGAGTTAGTCGGGCATATCGTCCAGACCCCGCTAAGGGCGGCGATATCTTGGGCCTGCCTTGGGCAGGATTCGGTAAACCAGTTAACGCCCAAACGCGTTATGGCGTCGGCCTTATACTGGGCAATCTGGGCCGGGTTGCTGTCGCGTTCTGCTTCGGTTTTCCACTGCCCCATAATTAATTTTTCATACTTAACGCCATAATGCGACAACCAGGCTTTAGTAACCATCCGCCAGCGCTCACAGCGCGCCGTTATGATTGCTTTAACGGCTGTGCGTCGCGGTAGGTGCAGGGGCCGGGCGTCTGTTAGGTCTGCATCGCGGGGCATGTCGTGACATAACACCCCGTCCATGTCGGTAGCCAGGTCGTTACAAAACTGGCTATTAAATAGATTCCATTCGAGCAGGTGCGGCGGCTCTAATTCCTGGCCGAATATGTCCGCGCTAATTTTAGCGTGTGGGTTTTGATATACGACGGCCCATAGATGCGGCGATTCGGGCCGGTGGTGTTTTAGTGTGGTACCCATCATTAACGTATCGTCGACAAATACCAGGCGGCCCAGTGCGCTTACCTTTTCGGTAAACCGGTTGCCGTGTCCGCAATGCACAACGTGACCATTTGCGTAGCTGAATAGGGGTACATGTAGTTGCGCCGCTAAAACGCTTGCCGGAATCATGCCAGACCGCGGAATACCTACAACGCCCGTTACGTCGGCTGGAATCTTAGCCGCCAGGTTTAACGCCGCGGCTGCTAATTCAGCAGTGGTTATATACCGCGCGTGCTTGTATGCGCTGGTTGGAGCCAGGTTGTTAACTTTAGATCTTCGCTTATTGCACCCGCCACAGGGCTTTAAACCGATGGCCTTAGTAACGTTTGCGATTGTGTCGCCTAGTCCCTTTTTAACTTTGCAATTGCGGCGCGTTGGCCGGGCCTTTAGCCGTCCGCAATTAATGCAGATAACGCCGCCGTCGTGTTCATTCCAGATACAGTGCATTAACCCACCACTACACTAACCGTTACCGCGTCTGTTTTACAGTTTGTTGTATTTAGGCTTTCCGTCCAACTCTCGGTGCCATCAAGCGCACACGCCGCGGGATACGTTTGGCCTGAATCATATTGCCAGGCTATTCTTTTGTTACTGTGTCCTATCTCTAATATCTGCAATTCCCACACAGCGTTATTTGTTGCTAAATCCTCGGAAACGCATAACCTAACGGTGGTATATCGCGCACCCTGAAACTCTACGCCGGATTGTTCGTAATCACATTCGAAAAACGTCGTAGAGTAACCCGCGTCGAACTCCCAACAGCAGCCCCAGGTCTGCGAAACGGTATAAACGTCGTCTACGTCGCTACAATCTAAACAGAAACCGCCGCCTGTAGTGCTGGGGTTGCTATCCTCAAAACCATCCAGCGTAACGTCGAATTCTATAGGCAACGTATCGCTACAGCACAGCCGCTGGCAGGCTTCACAGTTACTATTTTCATCGGCGGTACGTTCTAACCAGAATTCCTGCAGCCGTATGCCGTAATCGTCATCTGTACGACTTCCGCCGGATCCGAGGTACGCGCCCTTTAAGCCTACGCCCGCCTGTTTCCCGGCTTTGTTTGTTATTTGGGCTTCTGCGAAAAACGACGTAGTTTGATCTGTGAACGGCGGCCAGCCGTCGGCGTAGGGTGTAGTCGCACTAAATATATTTAGCTGCATCGCCGTAGTACTTTTACAGACGACAACGTAGAGACTAGGCCAGCCGGTTAGCTCGCTCGAATCTACGCTAATGGTGCTGCCTATCTGTGTATCAGCGCCCGCGGCGCGATCGTAGAAACGTATCTCTATCGAATCACCGCTACGGCTACCGTCATGGTCGATATCAACGTAATGGAAGTTATCATCGTCAACGTAATCTACGACCATTCGCGCGGTAGCTGTGTCTGTGGCTGTGGCCCATAGGAATTTAGCGCCAACGACGCAGTTATAGGGGGCCTCGCTTATTTCCGTTTTACAGATTAAAAACCCGTCGCCGCAAACGTACCCAATTTCACCAAACGATGACGACGTATCGTAGACGTCAGTTTTCCAGGGTTGCGAGCTACTGGGTAGCTCGTATTCATGCCACCATACTGCGGGTACCAACGGATAATAGCCGCGGCAATCATCGTGGAATATTAGACATTCATTACAGCAGCAATTCGGGTACCACCATTTCTTAGACCACCACGGGTACGGGGCTGGCATTAGCTGGCCCCGCAATCTACTTCTAACTGGATGATTTTGTAGTAGTACGTGCCGCTGCTTAGGTTATCGTCTTGAAACTGAGCTAACCCTGTGGCCCCGTCGACCCCTTCAAACAGATAACTAACTGGTGAAACGTGGGCGTTAACCTGCCAGTTTAGAACCGTTGTTATGCTATCGCCTGGGTGGATACCGTCGATAGGATTAAACAGCGAGTCGATATTCCAGACGTTATCGGCCTGCGTGTAACCCGCCGTATTATCTATAGCGAAGTTTATAAACTTCGCGACTGTTTCACATTCGATAATATGCCAGGCACCTTTTATTAATTCGGCGTACCCGTAACTACCTTTTAGGTCGCTTCCGTCCGGGTGTGTTCGCGGCCCTTTGGCAAAACGGAATTTACCGTAAGGGTCGTATACTGTGATTTCGTCCGAATCTGTGATTTCGTCGTCATCTGTTGGCCCCAGTGTTAACCCGTTGTCGGTGCTGTCGTCGTTGTCTGGATCGTAGGTAAATGTGATTTTATCCGCTGAGGCGTACCAGTACTGCGTGCTGGTATCTGCGGGCCGTTTGTACGCCTTTGGATCCTCTTTTAAACGAAACCTAATAACGGCCCGGTTGTTAGGGTTAATAACCCATTTACCCGTAACGCTGTTACGTTGTAGCGTTACATAAGCATCCTTTTCAATATCGTCGCCGGTGACATTCCACGCTGTGACTTCGTAATCACTAAGCTGTTTTAGCTTTTCGTCTTTTCGATCTAAAAACAAAACTTTAAATGTACCCGACGTTACTAACGGTTCACTTTCGGTGCTGTCGATCGCTGCTACTTCCGCCTGGGCCTGGGCTAGCATTTGTTCATCGCGCAGGGGCGCAACGGTTGACAATCTGCTAACCTGGCCAGAAACGGTTTTTAGTTCGTATTTTATTCGGCTGTGGTCGCGTTGAATCTGCCGTAATAGATCGCGACTAACCAGGTAACCATCAGGCATTATTCGTCGTTATATCTATAGGGTTAGTCGATACGGAATTATTTGTAATTGTTAGGTTACTAGGGTAGTAACGTATACTGCCACCGGGTTCGATGTTTAGCGTTGTAATCGTTTTAGCTTGCCCCGCGCCAACGTTTAGTTTGCCGCCGTTACAATTGGCCGTTGTTATGGTTCCCTCAGCATCGTAATTACAAATGCCGCCCTCTAAATCTAACGTTGTGGCGTTTGCCTGTTCTTTAAACGTTACGGTTCCGCCGTGTAAGTTACAGCCGGTAATATCTGAGGCTGTTACGGCGGTACCCTGGAATACGTGTAGATTGGTTACCGTTGCCCCGGATCCAATAGCAATACTACCGTTAATAACGCGTACATTTGTGGCGCTGGCTGTGTCGCCGTGCTTCGTCGCTAACCCGACGTTACCGCCCATAACCGTAACGGTAGTAAATGCGCTGCCTTTGATCTCTAACGCTACCTGGCCGACGCCCGCCGCGCCCGTGTTGTGAATGACCGGGCCTATGGCACTACTGCCTAAATCTATAAACGCCGCGGTGGCGCTGCCGCTGTATTCGAAACTAGCGACGCCGACTTGTAGGCTGGCGGTATTGGTCCCAATTTTGCCTTTGTAACCTGTTTCAATTATTAAATCGCCGAGGGTTACGGCGGATTGATTCAGGCCACCGGTTACCGCGGTGGTATGTTCCGCGGTAAACCTAACATCATCGCTAGCAACAGGAACCCCAGACGGTGACCAGTTATCAGCCTGTGACCAGTCGCCATAATTAGCGCTGCTTGCGGTTCCGTTTCCTAGCCAGGTTTTATTAGCCATTGCGTGTTATTCCTTTAATTCGGCATTACTAAAATAGGGCCGGGGTTATGAAACTGTAATCGCGAAAAATCTCTTTCCTGGTAAATCGCATACCAGAGATAAACGGGCGTCGAACCGCCCATCATTACTTTGCCGTGGCCGTCCATTAAAACAGGCGCGGTTAACGGTAGGCCCTTATCGTCTATGATGTTGTGTTTTTCTTTGTTCATACCCAGCGGTATAGGGTCGCCGTTCTCGTCACTATCGCGCAGTGATTGCGCGTCCTCTTCTTCTTTCGCTTCCTGGTATCCGCGATCCAGTAGCAGTACCCGCCAGGTAGTGTAAAAGTCTAGTAGCAGTTCATACGATACGCGCCAGTAAGGCGATTCCTCGGCAAACTGGCGGCTGCCACTAACGCCAACTAAACGGGCGACAAAACGCGGTACCATTAATTGAAACCCGTTGATATTAATAAAGAACGGCGCGGCGTTTACCGTGTCCTGGTACGCGCCCATTAAGGCTGTAGGGTAAACAGCATGGTTACGCGTAATTCGAATAGATAAACGGCTATACTCTGCTTCTGGCGGCGGGTCAAACGGTGTCCAGGCACTGTTGGTTATAGGTATGGCGTTACTAATACCACCGGCTATAAAGTTACCGCCGGGCGTCGCGAAGTCCTGGGTTATCGGCCCGCGGGCGTCGAACTGGGCTACCTGTCCTTTATGCGGCCCCATGATAACCGGCATTGCGTTACCGCCGCCCTGTACGAGGAATTGACCGCAATACGTGCCATATTCGGCGGGGCGGCTTACGCTCGTTGTGCTAACGTCGATTTCTGGCCCTTCAAGTCTCCAGTCGCCGCTAGGGTTATTGCTTTTATTATCTTTATCCCGCGCGCCAAACGTTACCGTTACTTGCCATAGGTTTTGTTCGAGTTCTTCAATACTAAATTTTTTAGCGATGCTGGTGGCGTCGTCGTCGTGCCCAATGTCCCAGGTATCGCCCGGCGATGGAATTTCGTCAGATAGCATTACGGCGTCCATGCCGTCGTTAACGTCGTCGGTTTTGACGATATAACGCATCGTGTAACTAGCCTTACCAGGGTAATCGTAATTCGCCTGGCGGCCACCGTATTGTTTAATTACTTCTGTTACTGACATTATGGTTGTACGTTCGCTATGGGTGGTTGGGCGGCGGTGTTCGCCTGGATCTGGGCTAACATTCCGTTCGCTTTTTGACGTAGTTTTAGTATCTGATTTTGGTACTGTCCCTGGGCTTTTACTTGTCGTTCGGATTCGTGCCGGGCTTCAACTTCCGCCATCGTTCCCAGACGTACCGCCGCGACTGGTTTAAGTGCGTCGCGTATTTTCTGTGCTAGGTTTAACGCCTTTGCCAGCTTATCTACTGCGGCGGCTATCCCGCGGTTAAACGTGTCTGTGTCGATAAACGGTAACCCCGTCTGGTCATCTATCCAGGTGCTTAACTCTACTAACTGGGTTAGTTCGTCGCGGAATATTTCGAAAGGCGTACGTAGGGTTTGCTTTAGCGATTCGGCTGCGGCCCGTAGCGAGTCCATTTTTGCGGCTAATTGTGTAGCGGCTCCAATGGCGGATAACATTTTTTGCGTTTCGTTTTCAATTTCCTTGCCTAGATCCTTAGCCGCTTTTTTGCCGTCGTCCATCGCCAGACCGATAGAAACAAATAGACCGGTAAAACCGACCAGCGCCGCCATAAACGGGTTAGCTACTGCAAGTAACGCTAACTTTTTAATCAGTTGCGCGTCTAATAGAACGTTAACTGCTTTTAGCGTTAGCGCAAAAAGGCGATAGGCTACAATTAACCCCGTCATGGCGGCGACAAATTTAAGGGTGCCGGTAATTATGGCGGCTAGCCGCGGGTCTAGATCGTTTAACGCGCGTCGCCAGTCTATAAACGTGTTTACAATCGGCGTTAGTGCGGTTGCGAGCGTAACGGTTAGCGCTCGTTTAAGACCTTGCCAGATAGCGTCTAATTTTGTTAGCGAATCGTTGTAATCTTCTACAGCCTTACGGCCAACGCCGCCAATAATGCCCGCGAGTTCGTCCCATTCGTTAAACTGCGCCTGTAGTTCTTCGGTAGTCTGCATTAACAGCGGTATTAGTTCCGCCCCGATTCTGGAGCCAAATAACTGCATAACCAGCGCGGCGCGGTCTGTTGGGTTTTGTATTTGACTGATTGCCGCGGCCAGTTCTTTCATTTGTTCCGCGGGTGATAGGTTAGCTAACTGGTTAGCATCTAGGCCCAGCAATTTAAACGCCCGCTGGTAGGTTGCTAAACCTTGCTGGGCCTGGCCGATAACAAACGGTAGCTTGTTAAAGGCTTTTACCATTGTTTCCTGGCTAACCCCTGCCAGGCTTGCGGCGTGCTGCCATTGTTCGAGCGCTTGGGCGCTCATGCCTAAACCACGGGCCGCCTTAGTTACCTTGTCGATCGCCGCGCGTGCTTCGTTGAAGATATTTACAACGGCCCTAAAACCAAGAAACGCGCCAACGGTTTTTAGCGCAGTACCGGCCATGCGTTTAAGATTGGCGGTATTCGTTTTAACATGGTTACCAAACCTGTTTAGCTGGCCCGCGCTGCGCTTTAGTCCGCTGTCAAACGGGCGCGTTTGCACCGTTAGACTCGCTACCATACTTCCCAGATTTGCGGCCATTTTGTTTTATCCGTAGAGGGCGGCTAGCTGCCCTTCGTCTAGTTCGTTTTTAGGCTTGGTTACTTCGTCCATTACTTTTGGTACGAAGGTATCGAGGTCTAATAATTCGTTCTGCTTTGTAGCCAGCATGTTACTAGCTACGCTGCATATGTAACTGGTTTGTAACCAGGTGTCGCCGAACGGTTCGTAGTAGGCGGCGTATAAATACCACTCGCTAAACAGTTCGGCGGGTATCGTATCTAGCAGCCCGTCCACGTCCCATTCACCTAGCGCAAGCGCTAATTTAAAGGCGAATCGTCTTCGCGGGTTATCTGCGAGTTTTTTTTCACCATGTCGTCAACGTCATCCGGCTGGAATCCGGCATGCTCCATCGCTACTTCAAACAGGCGTTGTGTTACTGCCGCGTCCAATTCGGCCAGTAACCTAACGTCTGTATCCAATAACAACTGGTCGCCGTCGTCGTCTACTAGCATCAGGATTAACAAACGGCGGCGCGCGTCGTCGCGTACCATGCCCTTTTTATTTAGGCATGACTGTTCGAAGCGCGCTTTTTCGCCTTCTGTTAAACTTTTCAAACGCCAGTTAATACCCGCAATACATTCTTCGCGGTATCGGCGTTTCGTAAATCCTAGTAGTAGCTCTCTAGTTCCCGCCGTCGTTGTCGTCGTCATCGTTTAGCACCTTCGTTTCGTCCTTTGGGGGTTTAGTAACTTTTCGCTTTTTACTGCCGGTGTACTCGCTAACCGCCTGGTTAATCTTCTCGATAATTTCATTGCCAACCGTCATTACGATACTGATAGATTCGGTCGCGTTTTCAACGTTGAAATAGGCAGCCGGGCCTATTCCATTTACGCGGATAATCTTGACGTCTGTAATGTCTGTGTTGGGGTGGTCGTCTATCGAGATTTTAGCCATCGTTTAATTAGCTCCCGGCGGTATATGCTGGGCCTGTTTTGCCGTCCCACTGCACGGTAATTTCGCCCATCGTTTTATCTGTGTTGTTTAGTTCCGTGATTCCGGCGCGAGACAAAAAGCCTGTGCCGGATAGCGTAGCGGCGGTGGATTCCCCGCTTTTTAATGGGAAGGTTACTGTTACCGTTCCTGCTGCGCCGCTTAGTGGCGCTTCGTTGCTGGAATCATAGAAGTAAACTACGTCAACGCTGCCCGGATTGCGTAGCGGTGCCGGGTCGAATTCTTCGAAGTCGGCGGCGTCCAGGGGGGTTACGTCCATTACTTCGCGCGTGTGTTCAATACCGGCGATCGTTTGAACCGTACCAGTAAAACCGCTAATTGATATGCTTGCGCCATTACCTGTTAGAGCCATCGTTATTACCTTTTAAGTAGTTTCCTGTAGCGAGATTAAAAACACTAAGGTGGTTACGTACTGCCCAACGTCGCTACCGTCGTCTGGCTGTATGTCTTGTTGGTCGCTGTCTTCTAGTACACATGCGTCTACCGTTTCGCTGCCAAACGTGCCGACCTCCCCGTCGATCGCTAGGCGTACTTTTTCGGCCAGGGCGTTAGCGCCTAGCCGTGAATCATCGAAACAGCCTACCGCCAAACGTGTAAGCCTTGAACCAACAGGCCCGGCTATTCCCTGGTCGTGTTCGGTGTTTAGTTCGCTGTACACAATGGCGGGTAACGTTTCTTTTTGTGCTAGTTTGTCGGGCCTAATGCGTGTACCTACCAGCGCCGAAACGTCGGAATCGGCTATAAGTTTACTGCGTACCCCTGGCCCTATATGTCCCATTTACTTTTTACTTTTCTTGCTTTTTGCTTTGGCTACGACCTTATTTAAAATCGTTCGCGCTTCTTGTTTAATACTGGCGTTTACCTGGGCGTTGCCCTTTTCCAAGCCTTTTTGGAAATAGTCGCTGCCTGGTACTACCTCGCCGCTATCATTTCGCGACCAGTAAAAAGCGCGGTGGCCTTCTGCTACCAGGTGACTGTGTGCGCCTTGCGGTCGTTCGTGTCCGATCGCGACGCCGATAACGCCAGCGGCCCGTAACTTCGAAGCGCTAGCCCATTTACTACTAGGCTTTCGTTTAATCGACTTTTTAAGGTTTCCCGTTTTGCCCTTTGGGGTTTCTTTTCGTATGTGCCGCATTTGAATAGTCGCGGCCTTGCTAATTAGCTTCCGTTCAAACCCGCGCCTAACGCTACCGCCTAGCTTGTCTAGCCGGGATTGCATCGCCTTTAGCCCTTTAAACTCTAACCCAGATTTCTGCATTAGCTGGCCTCGCTGCAATACAACCAGAGTTCACGCTGTTTAGCGTCGCGATGCTGTACCGATTCAATGTTTAACGTTCTTGTATTACCGTCATGGTCGAACGTTAACCGCATCTGTGGCGTTGGCGTCGTATTGTTTCGCGGCGTTCGCATAATAACTACCGTTGTAGTGGTGGCGCTTACCTGGTCGCCCTTTATCGTTTCGGCCCCGCCCTTATCAAGTACGGAACCGCTAAACGTGTCAGCGGTCGTCCAGGTGTTATCTACCTGGCCCGCGTCGTCTACCGTCGTTGCCCGCTGTTCTAGCGTTAGGCGGCGTCTTAGTTGTCCTGCCCATACCATGTATAGGAATCCCCTAACTGAAACTGGTTAACCAGACTTTTAACGGCTACAGGCACAACGCCCGCTGGCCCTGCCTGGGTGCCTTCGCGGTTTTCGAACATGCTGCCGACCAGTAGTAAAATTGCCTGTTTGAGTCCCTGCGGTACATCTGCGGCGGCCCCATAACCGGCAACAAATCTAACCGTTACCGCGTCGGATTGTTTGCGGGCTATCGGCCATGTCTTATCGTAGACCGGCTCTACAAAACCTACCGAACGGCTAGTTATGACGCTGTAATCGGATCCGGCCAGGGTTTGACTAGCCCCGGCGGTATCTACGTACGTAATACTCGTTACGCTTTGTAAATGGCCTTTGGGTATATTCAGCGCCTCGCGGCCAGCCGGGAATCTATCCAGGTATAAATCGTAGGTAGCCGTAACCATTTGTAGGTTTGTTAGGTCTTCTATTTGGCTACGGGCGGCGGTTATCAGGTCGCCTATAAACGAATCGTAGTAGCTATCGTCTACGGCTAAATGCGTTTTAGCTTCTGCGGTCGTTACCGGTTCCTCGGTAGCGGCGGTAACAAGTTTTACGCCGTAATTCATTTGCGCTTCTTCGTTTTCTTAACAGGTTTAGAAACGGCCTTAGCCGCCACCTTCTTACGGGTGACGGCTTCGGCCTGCTTCTTCGCGATCAAACGTTCGGCCAGGTCGTCGGGTACTTCGATTTCGTCACCTGCGCGGTAACTGAAACGATCGCCAACGATCCCGGTTAACAGTCGAATTAACATTAAGCCTGTACCAGGTGTTTAATGGGATTCGAACCGGCGTCTAAAACTACGCTGTCGTGACGACTAAAGGCGATAAAGCCTGTTTGGTCGTAGTCTGCGTATCGTTCGTCAAGACGCATAAGGCGTACGTTTGCTACGTCGCGGATAATGAACCGGCTAAAATCGCCAAACAAAACCGTTTTAGCGGTTGTTGCAATGCTGCTGGCCATATCCTGGTTAACGACAACGGGCTTACCTAGCAGGCGATCTGGTTCGCTTGCTTGTAGTCCTGGTTGCCATAGGTACTGACCGTCAGAGTCTTTAAGTTTTCTGATTGCCAGAATAACGTTATCGTGCATCATCCAGCCCGCGGACTCACGGTAGGCAGGGTCGACGCTATGAACTAGTTCGATCAGTTCATCTGCTGCAATCGCTGTTGCGCTTGCGGCTGTAACGCCAGCTACCGAACCAACTACAACGCCTTCTGGCTGTGACGAACCAGTGCCGGTTGTGAAGTGTTCGCTAGTAATGCGGCCCAAACGTTCGCCGAGCATAGAACCGATTTCCGAGGATAGATCAAAAAAACTATCCTGCATTAATTCGGCGGATACCAAAACGCTATCAGATGAATACTTATAAGCATTTAGCGTTTCACTACCGAACGTTACTGCGGTTTCGCTAATGGCTGCGTTTTCACTTAATAGCTGGCCTTTGTTGCTCGAATCGTTAACGGTCGGCCACGGGATTGGATTACCGCTGCTAGTCCGAATAATTCGGGCTACACGTCGCGGCCCGCCATAGCTTAGTAACGCGCGCTCTAGCTCGTTGCTGAAGCCCTCGGGAATTAACGCGCCACCGACGGAATCTGAAGTCGTGGCCTGCGCACGGTACTCAGCGCCGTAACCGCGTACGCTATAGCCTGCTGGTGTACCAGGTAGGCCGATATCGTAGTGTTTAGACTGCCAGTTAACACCGCAACGTTTAGCGGCTTGCCGCTGTTCTTCTGTGGTGTCTAGGCCCTGTTGAAAACGCGCCCAACACAAAAAGGCTGCGCGGCGTTCCACTTCGTTAACCGGGCGGTTAATTTCGCGGGTTTCGCGGTCTGCTTTAAACTGCTGAATGTCTTTGGCTTCTGCTACTTCGTTAGCGCGGGCGCTAACTTCTAGCCGTTCCTTTTCAGCGTCTAATTGTCCCTGGTTGTCGTCGTATGCGGCGTTAACGCGCTCCCATACTTCGCGGTCTTCTACTGACCATTCGTTTTGCCGTTCGGCTAGGTCTTTAATTTCGGCGGCCAATTGCTGCCGCTGTTCGTTTAGCTGTTTGATATTGTCCATTGCTGAACCCCTCATTGGGTTTACCAACGCAAAAAGGGCTAATAACCCTTGGCTGGTAAACGGTTTGCGTGATTACAAAACGTCTACGAACCAACAGTTACTAGCCCTTGCGGTGTTCTGCTGTGGCCTGTCAATCAGCACTTACTAACCGGCGGCGTTCGGTTACTGACTGTTGTTAAATTTACTGATTCCTATTTGCGATGCGACACTGTTTTAATTAATGCCTAGTTCAATCAGGCGGCTGCGTACGTTAACCGCGTCTACGGCTGCCTGGTTAGCGGTTCTATACGCCTCTAATTCTTCCAGGGCTTCTGTGTTTCGTT